CAAAGTCAAGCTGACTTAGGCCTTCATTGGAAAGGCTGTTTTCTAATGCGCCGACATCAGATCCTGAAGATCCAATAACTTTTACATTTAAAGCATCTCGAAACTCCCCTTCTTGAACTAGTCTCTCGTCGAGATCCTTGTTCATTTTTCCAGTAGAAAAAAGGCTCTTTACCTTCATTATTTAATCCACTTATCCTTACCTCTGAGCCTTTGTACTAGATCATCTATATTGATATTCATTAACTTAATTTTGGCGTTTCTAAGCTTTGCAGAAGTTGATTTTTTATATCTTCTAACAATATACTCCTGTACACCAAACTTTCTGTCTAAAATCTCTGATTGTAGATAACTGTACATGTAATCTTCAGCAAGTTTGTTAATTTTAATTTGATCGTCAGTAGTTCCAAAAAGACCATCAGAAACATACTCTAATATCACTATATCTCCTTCTGTGAGATGAGAACTGAATTTTACAAACCCAGCTTTTTTATCTACTAAATATGTGCCATTTTTGTTTGCAGATGCCGTATCCATACCAAATCTTCCACCAGTATGTTCGTCTTCCAGAGCGTCAACATCAACTTCTAAATGACTTGACGACATTCTAGTATTTGATATACTATCTGTCTGTTGTCTATTACCATTGTCGTCAAATGTGTAATCTGAACTTGAATCCTGTAAAAAAGCATCAGGCAAAGCGTTTTCTGTATTCTTAATTAGAGGATGCAAACGACCATACTTGTCTAATATAGAGGCTTTTACCAATTGAACAAAGTCTTCTGGCATAACTATTTTTAATGAAGAACCTAATTCAAATTCTAGTTTTTGAGTTTCTTTCAAAGCATCATAACTTAATTCTTGTATACCTCTTTTTGCATGATGAAGAACTTGATAGCGAGGAATATCATTTATAATTTTATCATCGCCCACATTCATTAACATGAAATTATTTATGATGTCCTTCAATGACACATATTGGTATTCGCCATGTCTGGCACTATCGGCATAGTATTGTTGTGAGCTCATCTATCTAAGTAAGGTTTTCTTTTTCAAATTCTTTCGTGTCTTGATTTTCAGCTACAGCTATCACGTTTTCTTCTCTAATACTAACACCAGCATATCGTAATATTTTAACAATAAGTTGTGTCTCCTCTTCTGGGTGTAGCTCAAAATCTTGATGATCAGAAGCACTTGCATTATAAATTGGATCTCCTCCAGATGTAGTGAGGTATGTCCATTTTGGATCAGCAGGCGTTTTGTAATAAACCATACTTAAAACATCTGTGTTTAATAAAGTAGGTGACACCTCTATTTCATTAGCAAAACGCGTAAAAACTTTATAGGTAGCAGATGGTGAGGATAAATTTGCTTGATTTAAAAAATAAAACTCTGTTTTATCAACCTCCTCAACGATATCTGTGTTACACAAAACATTGTTGACCATATACATATCAGAAGGTAAAGTGTAATTATTAGTCGATCCAACCTGTGTAAGGTTAGACTTTTTAGTGAATATATCAAGCTTGTGTGATATATCCTTCACTTCATCAGTAGCCCCTCTAGAACCTCTTCGATTATTTTTATTTAATACTGCTTTTCTATAGTTATCAAAATATTCTTGGAATATTTCCAACTGCGCAGCCTTCGCATAAAGATTAAATTCAAGAGGCGATATGTAACCGCTATTATCCTTGTCGATAATTGAAAGTACGGTATTTCTAACGCTATTGATCATTACTTATTTTTAGACAAATTTACGAAAAAAACAAACCCCTCATGTGAGGGGCTTGATTCGGAGCGGGGAAGAGTTTATAGCTTCTTAACTATAGCTTCCATTAAATCCATGCCCTCGTCAGTTTTAAAATATGCTGACAATTCACCTATTGGATTCTCCCCAAACTTGACTGTTAAAACAGTTTGTTGACTTTTGTCATTCCAAACAACTGTTCGGTTATCGTCTTTAATTGCTAAAATACCTGAATCCACCGACCTTATGGCTAAGTTTCTTAATTTGATATCTGGATCATTAGCATAATCAATAAACTCCTTTGGGTTTTCCCTAGCATATATAAGCATATCTCTTTTAAGTTCAGTAGATGTCATTTTGCTAACATCTGACCTATACACAATTCGAGCAATTGCCTCTAACTCTCAATCGGCATTTCTCTACAATTTAATTGTGCATCTAAAATATATTCTTCTATTTCTAATTCTGCTTTCGCATCTCTATTTGGATCCCACTCTTCATAAACCATATCTTTATCAGGATGAAGATTACTTAAAAATTTCTGCAAATTTACATTTGCTGCTGGGACAAGAAGCTCACCGTTTTCAAACTCTATCGCTTCTGAAATAACATAACCATCTTGTTCATCCATAAAAGGCGTTGTTGAATTCGAAGCATATCGTAAAGGACGATAATTATCTCCATCAAAAAACTGTAGTGGTTTATTAGGATGATGTGATGATCTAAGTAAGTATGATATTGGGTTTTTGTTACCTTTTAGTATGTAACGTCTATCTTTTACTACCCAATTGTCTTTTTTTTGCACTAGAACGTGCTGTTTTTGTTGTTGCCATTATATTAAAATTAAATTAAATTAAAATAAGGGGGGCGTTAGCAGGGCGTTTACATGCATAGCGATACCCCCCTTGATAAAGATTACTTCATGATGACGAAGTTGTTAGCTCCCATAACACAAAGCGCTCTTTCACTTAAGAAGTGAACTTGCATTGCGTCTAGATCGCTTGAACTTGCACCACCAGCAGATCCAACTACCCAAGTTTTATACTTTCGGTCTTCAGCTTCGCTCTTTCTAAATCTTACGTGTAAGAAAGGACGCTTAGCATTTTTCCCAAGTACTTGGTCATAAACAGTAGTTGTACCAGCAGGAACAACGATTCCATCAATATCAGCCACAGCTCCACGAGTAGTAGCGTCATTTAAATATTTCCAATCTGTTTTGTAGAAATCATACCCGATGTTGAATCCAGTAAATCCTAAGTTCAACGCCATGTCAGTATCATTATCAAACAATCCAAATGAAGCAGCTCCAGCTGTACCATAAGTACTTTGTCCAGCAAGCATGTTGTCAATCTCAAAAGACTTATCTCTGCTAGCAAAGATTACGTTTTCTTGGATAGCTCCTTGCTTGTCAAGGACTTTTACGATAGCTTCTACGTCTGTTTTAGCAGCGATAGAACCTGTAGCAACATTTCCTCTACTCTCTACTTCATGGAATAAACCTTTTGTTCCTTTGTATCCAGCAGTTGCAGCAGCAGATCCACTTGCAGCAGGCTCACCTTCAACCATTGCAGTTTCTAGGTAGTCCTCAAATCTTAAACGTGTTTCATGCTCTGATTTTAGATACCAAAGATATCCTGTAGCTCCGTTTTCACTAGTAACTTCAATCCAACCCACTTGAGCCATGTCAGAACCAGCAACTTCATACTTGTCCTTAATGATGATTGGGTTGTTTTCGAAGATATCGATGTTAGCCTCAAGGCTACCTTCCATTCCTCCAGTTCCTTTCTTGAATTCTGAACCATATACAAAAACAGTTAATCCAGATGTTCCTGTAAGTCCAGCAGCACTAAGGTTAGCAGCACCATAAGCAGATACAGTAAATGCGTTTCCGTTTGCATTCACAGCAGTAATTAAAGCTTTTGCTGTGTTTGTTCCATCAGAAATGATAACTGTTTGTTGTAATCTGAAAGGGTGTGAGTTAGAAGTAATTACTTCTCCAGAACGTGTAGCACTTTTAACGATAGTGTGTAAACGACCTTGCTCAGACCACTTAATTAAGTCAGAGTTAGAAGGAATTTCCGCACCTACCAATCTCATAAAAGATGCAATAGAACGGTTTCCATAACGCTCAAATTCTTGTTCGTAAACATCAGGTAGATATTGATTTAAAAAATCAAAGTCTGTGATGTAATTAGTTGATAACGTTGCCTTAGTCGGGGCAGGCGTGATCGGTACTCCAGCAGGAGTAGGTGACATTGTTACACTCATAATAAATAATTTTTAAAAAGTTTTAGTTTCGTTTTCTAATTTTCAACGAAGAACCAGAACCACTGTCCACTGATCTAAACCTTGTTCTACCATCCTCTGTTTGCCCTGTATTTGACTTAACTGTCATGTCGATGTTTTTTGTTTCTTTCACAATTCCATCAACGGCAGTGGCTTTTCCAAGCTCATAAAAGTACTTGGCAAACTGATCAGGTTGAGCGGCTATTGTCATTGAACGATGATAACCCGCAGTATCTTTTATATATCCGTCTTTATCTAGAAATTTTCCGACGAACTCATTAAGACTAGCTGTTTGCTTCTTTGCGCTTTCCTTGTCGTTTATCTTATAAACTTGTTTGCTGTCACCTAAATCAAACTCGAAACCTTCGATCTGATCGTACAGTTTGTTGGTCTGCTCAAGAAAATGTTGGCCTCTCTTTTGAGATAAAATCTCCTGCTTATCCTGTTTCTTCTTATAATCACTATAAAAACTAAAAGCTTTTTCATAATCTTCTGGTACTTTTCCCGTTGACTCAACAGGGCTGTAGTAATCCTCCTTCAGCTTATTAAAATGCTCTTTCGCTTTATATATAGTCTCTTTTAAATCGAGCTTTTTCTTTCTAGCTACATTATCATCGTCGTCTTCTGAAGCTACGTAATTACTTTCTATGTAATACGAGACATCGTCGTCGTCGAAATGCGGCTTTTCTTGCTTCACGTATTGACGTAATAAATCTGCCTGATCCATTTCGTCATAATTAACATTCAGCCTTACATAATCGTCCATCCCACGCCCAGTTTCTTCATTGAATTTCATGAAGGCTTTGACATCTTCTGGAAGCTCGATATTTTTTTCTTCAGTATTTGAAAGAACTTCTTCAGGTTCATGCTGAACCTCTTCTTCAACAGCGGGCGATTCAGCTTTCGCTTCCTCTGCCTGCTCTTCTTGTGGCTCCTGTTGAGTTCCCTCTACAGTTTCCTCTTTTTTTTCTTCGACCTGTGTCTCCTCTTTCTGAGGAGTTTCAGACGTAATCTTCACCTCTGGTGCGTCTTCCTCCAGAGAACGTACTTTAATATCCGCCATTTGATTAAATTAAATTATAGCACAAAAATATAGCTTTTTTAAATACACTTTAGCTAAGCAATTGATCTACTATTCCTTGTGTATTATTTTCAAATTCTTGTGCTGGTTGATTGTTTTTTCTTTGTTGTATAAGTTTCGATTGATTCTCACTCTGCTTATCTACACGTTGATCTTTTCGATCCTCTCGTTGTTTTTCTCTGCCTGATAACTGTGAAAATTCCGATTGTTTTGTCATCATTTCATACTCAAGCTTTTGTTTTTGCAACATCATATCTAGCTCTGCTTTCTTCTGCATCTTTTCTATTTCAAGCATGGCTTTTTGTTTTTCAAACTCTAATTCAGACTGCATTTTGAATTGCATTTCTTTAATTTGATTTGTTGATGCAGCGTTAGATGACTCGATATTAGATTCTGTTTGCATTTTTATATTTGCTTCCTTCTTCTTTAAATCATCTACCTCTTTCTTGTTTTTTCTAACTTTTAATAGAGCATTAGCTAGTTTTAAATTTCTAATGTTTCTGATGTCAATAGCATCATCTAAATCAATCATTTGATTTTGAAGAGCAAGTTGTATGCTTTGCTCAAGCATGTTTCTTTCTTCTTCGTCAGGATGTAACTCTATTTCAATACCAAAGTCATGCAAATGAGCGTCTTTGATGTCATCTATAATTTCTACTGATTTTGACCCAATCATATTCATAAGAGATTCTCTCATATCACTATACTCCAGCATATCAGAAAAACGATACGATAATGAATCGATCAATCGTTTTGTAAGCCTTAATCCAGAATCCAACACGTGTCTGGTTGCTGTGTTTGAATTCAAAGCAGCAAGTTTTTGAACGCCCACTAAAGTTTTGGCATCAGGCATTGACCCATCTCGAGCCTCGTTGATACCAGTCACATCTCGTATCATTGCAATATAATGGTTATACATACCTACTAAAGAAGATATTTTTGCGTTTGATCCTGATCCATTTAATTCTTGTACAGGTATCTTCGCATTATTAAACTCTCCTTCTTCTGTAAAACTTCTACCAACTACACTTCCTGTTTGGAAATACATATTCAAAGCTTCATTAGGATTGTACATAGCTCCATTTCCTAAATCAACACTTGCAATGCCATCTAAGTCTAGATAAACACCATCGGGAATCATTTTAGATATAACTTGCTGAAGTTTTAAATGTGTCAATTGTATCTGATCAGCAAAAGGAATCATTCTTTTAACTAAAGAATCTATCTGACCTCTATACATCTTTGGTGCACTAACAATATATGGTGGTAAAACTTTCTGAATTCCTGATTTTGGTCGAACCATATTCTTCATCAAATCCCACTTAAGTATTTGATTTGTACCCAAAACAAGAACTCCTTCATACCAAACATCAATTCGTTTTGATCTTTTTACAAATTTTGCTATTTCTGTTTTTGGAGGATTAAAATTTTCGTCTTTTTTAATAGCTCTCTTTCCTCCATTTTTGTTTTCTTTTACTTTATATACAATATTTTTATCTGTCTTGTAGCAAAAATATAACAATGTAGCTGTATTAGAATCAAAATTATCTGCTTCATATCCACCTCGAATACCTTGGTACGCATCAAATTTTGAGCTTAGCTTTGAAATTTCTTTTATTTCTTCTTGAGTCAAAGAAGAATCTATTTTTTTTAGCTCAGTAATATTTACATTTTTAACTTCACCAAAATAATAACAATCAGAAAAATTTGGATCTTCGGTGGGTGAATATACGATCTGTGTTGGATCAACGTATTTCACGTTAATTCCATCATGTGTGTTAAATGAATGTTTGACAGATGACAATCCGATAACTGTAGCATCTTCATCAACCTGTCTTTTTATCAACTCATAGTCATTTACATCTAAAATAGCTTGTAAAGCTTTTTCCTCAGCAACCTCAATCTTTTGTTTATAAGACAACTCCATATGTAATTCCAGCTCTTCATCTGAATCTGGAAGCTTACTTGGATCTGTTGAGAAAAGATTCTGACCACTTGATTCTTCAAGAAGTTCTAAAACTGGTTTAGCCAGCATATCTTTTTCAATAGTGTCTCTATAATTATTTTTTCTGGCTCTGGCAATATCATCTATAGCTTCAACCTTTATATCAAAAAGACGATTTGACATTCCATTAACCACAACATCGACAAACTTTGGGACAATCGGAACAGGAGTCCAATCTAAATTTAGATATGATGTATCACCGTTTATAGCTAATTCATTTTTATATTTTTGAACAGACTGCTCACCTCGAGCATACTGTCTAAGCTTATGAAAGTTATCTCTATTATTATAAAAACGAGCAGCTCCATTATCTTTTCTAAACCACTCCGACTCTATGGCTTTACCCACAGAGAGTCCATACTCCTTTGAACTTTTCACAGAATCAGTAGCTAGCTGATCGGGAAAGGAGATGTTGGCAACTTTAAAATCGTTTTTTAGCATATTGCTATTTTATAATTTCGCTATTCAGACCTGAATTGTTGTACTTTGCAAAGTTAACACTTATTTTGCTACGCTTTTTCTCAATCCTATTAATAAACCTTTGGTTTGCCATTATTGCTAATCCAGAGCTAATAGTGGCATCAAACTTGGTTCTATTGAATATATTATAGTTTGACCAATCTTTTAAAGTCCTCATAAAATACATTTTACCTACAGAACCTACATCTCTATAATTTCCAGTTGCATCCACTCCTACATTTCTTTCTATATACGCTTCAATAGATTCTGCGTGAACAGAAATAACTGGCTGTGAGGATGGTATGCCCCCTAGTTCTTTTTCAGACTTCGACAAATCATTTTTTGATTTATCTGGTCTATTCATTGCAAAAGCCCTATAGCCACGCTCTTTAAAATAATACAACAGTCTAGGTTTATTATTTTCAACTAATATAGGCATGCTGTAAAAATGACAAGCCATCAATACATCTTCGTAAAATAACTCTGCTGTCTGTGGTCTTGCTATATATTCCAAAAAAAACAA